GCCAACAATATCGTAAACCTGAGGCGCTGTAAGATCACACAAATTAATATCAACATTCATAAAGATATCACTAACCAAAGTGTTAGCACCAGGAGTTGGGCCATCAACGACCAACAACATACCAAAGGCATAATTTTGTCTATTAACAGCGACATAACTCAACGAACTAGTAGTAATACCTGTGGTAAGATCAGTACCTCGAAGTTGCAACAATTTATTATAATAAAATTTCTTTGGTGGGGCAATTGTAAAATCAGCTACCCAAGCCGGTACTGATTTAGAAGGCGTAAGAGATAACACTTGATTTTTAGTGTTAACCGTGGAAGGAGAATAAGAGGGTATGAAAGTCTCCAACATATTAGGTTCTTCAACGAAACCATAAACAACTCGATACCCATTAGTTTGTCCGGGCGTCAACAGAGATTCAAAATCAAAACTCACGTTTTCCAAACTATAAGTTTGATACATACGAGACAAAGTGTTAAACTGATTTAAATTCATGTAAAATGAATTCGTTGGACAGAAAAACCAGTTACCCTTATTATCAACAGGTGTGGCAGCATTATTAAACCAATACGTAGCACCACTACCAGTAGCCATACCAAGAGAACCTAAATAAATTCTAGTGCGAACACGATTACAATTTTTCATTGCACTAGCACCCATTCTAATGGTTCCATTTCCAGCATAAGCACGACCTTGTGCTAATGGGGCAGTATACAATTTTCCACGGCCACCCCTTCGAATACCACCCATAGTTCTTCTAGCAGGGGTATTCTTTCTACCACGATGAGCCCTAAAAACTTTTTTATTTTTCCGGACTATAGCCTTACTTTTAGCTCTAGTCATCATAGCTCGTTTGCGGGCCTTTCGAGCTCCAATTCCTTTCTTTTTTCCACCTCGACCACTCATTTTAACTTGTTCAGCAATTTTAAAGTCGCCTCTAGATGTTACCGCTGGCGACTCCCAAGGATATTTATAATTGGGTTCTTTAACATGTCTTTTGTGCCCAAAATTTTTTGCTCCAAACGCAAGTTGCGCACCTTGCTTTTTGAGTGACCAGGGAATACTTTCAGCTCGTCTTAAAAACAAGGCATCAGCTTCATCGTGATTGATTTTCTCATAATCATAATCATGCTTACGAAACAATTCATCCAAATCATCCACAGGTTCCACATCATAACCTCCATTTTTCTTTCCCCCAGTATAATTAGGACCACCGTAATTACCATGATATTTAAATTCTAAATTTTCAAAAACAGACATTTACAAAATTTTAAGCCGCTAAATAAAAGCAAACGCGG